GTGCTTCTCCTCTGAGTTTAACATTGGTCATGGTCCGTGTTGACTGTGAATAAAGATTTATACCCTCTGCGGGTGTGTAAGTTCTACATGAAAAACAGAACTTGTGGCCATCACTATATACTGAATTAGCATCGGATGAACCACAATTATCGCAAGATTCATGCCTTACAAATTCTGCTTCGGTCATATTAACCAATCGAGTGGTATGTCATGGAAGTGTGTCCATGGTATATCATGACGCTCGCACCATTGAGCATATGTAGTCTTCGATCCTTTAGAGATCTTATTATATGGTGCTTGGAATACCATCCTTATATCTACATCGGGATTGTCCTTCTTAACTGCAAGGATTTTGCGTCTGTCTTTTGCATCCCAGTATCCTTTTGCTTCGAGGTATACATGATTTGGGAGACAGAAATCAGGGTGATAATTATGCTGGATGGTATAAGGAATCTTAGTGGATTCATATTCATATGAGACACCAAGCCCTTCAAGTAGATTAGCAATTCTCTCCTCAAGCTTGGATCTAAATTTTATAGGTTTATCTCGCTTGGACTTAAGTTTAGCATAAGCCTCCCTAGCCCAAGCAAGTGATTCTTCTTTAGAAGTCTTCTTCTTCAACATCAGTGGATGGTGTTTCGGTGTTTTCACCTGACTTGAATCCTGCTGTTTTACCAAATAATTCAGCTACTTCAGTTTCATTTAAGTCACCAGCATCAACGCCAGCATCTCCTTTTAATGCGACAACCTGAACGCCAACCAACTTAAGGCTACTGCCATAGGTAACCCCATCCCGTAGAATATAAGGTTTTTGGTAAAAGCCAAGTTTAACAGTAGATCCTCCATATAACGGTGTCTTTGTGTTTGAAACTAATGTACCTTCTGTGTCAACAACAGGTGGTTTTCTATCCTCATTCCATGAGAACTTTATTTTATATTTCCCATCAGCTACCTCTTCCCATGGTTCGGGTTTAAGTGTAGATCTTTTGGGATTCTTGAGCTTAGATTCTGCCCATTTAAGAACAGTAGTCCTCTCACTTTCTAGCTTGTCGATAGTGTCCTTATCGACTACAGCCGATAGAGAATAACCAAACTTACCAGGTTCTAGTATAGCTTGGAATCCATCTAGTGTTACAGTATCAGTTTTATGTATTGTCCTATTAGACATCGCAGGTTGCCTCATCTAATCTATCTAGATCCTTACCTGTTTTTTCAGCAGGAGCTAGTTCTTTAGCTAAGGTTTGGCGATATGCTCTTAGTTCAGTAAGCTTGTCATCGACAGCTTTTAATCGGTTCATCTTTGCTTCTCTTTCAGCAGCTTGTAATCTCTCTTCAGAGACAACTATTATAGTAGGTGGTGAAAAGAAACTATCAAATAATGAATACATTTAACAGAAAAAATAAGTTGAGTCAATCACGGTTTCTGGTTGAAGGTCACCAATGATCGGTGGGGCTGATTCTGCACCTATTTGATGTGCAAATTCAGTAAGGTAGTCATGACCTGCAAACAGGTGCATGTACACATTTCTAATTATAGTCGATAACTCACCCATGTCAACCGCACGTGTGAGAACGCTGTCATGGATCAAAGCGATAGGTTTATTAAACTCTTTAACACTTAGATGTAACAGGCTAGCATCGAGACTGTGAATAAGATTAGGAGCAGTAGCAGCCTTATGTCTAGCTGTATCTACTTCCTTCTTATCATCAGTAGCAACACTTAATTGACATCGACCTAATAGTTGTAGATCAAAACGTTGTACTTTCTTCTTCATTATCCTTTGATGTACTATAAATCCAGAAGGTGTAACCCACTGTAATTCTGTAGCACCCTCTTTGATAACTTTAGATACTTCATCTTCAATCCATTTCATAACAGACATAGGGCCAGGAACGACAGTGTGCATGGCGTCCCTGACAGCCTGTACGGTAACTGTTAAGTCGTCCTTGTCTATTTCGACTCCCTTCTCTCTTAAAGCATCACGAATGTATGATCTATTAGAGAAAGGTTTAGCATTGTAAGGTATGGTCATAACTGTGCGCTTGACCGACTTCCTATCCCATACATGATGTAGACAAGAAGGTATATGAGGTTTCGCAACCTCTGCTACTACCTTATAGGCGTCTTGTGGGCGTTCAGAAGGCAACACATTGACGAGTTGTGCTGTCTTACGGTCTCTCGCAAGTCCTGCGAGGATCTGAAGCCCACTACATGTAGCATCTGTGGCCACAAATAGTCGGGTAGTGTTTCTGGTACGTTTAGTTACTACCGCATAGTACTCCTCACATGCCGCTAAGAATTGCCACGGCTCATCCGCTGCCTCCCAGTCACCAATATTCCCTATAGGATCAGTGGCTACTCTGGTAATCAACGGAATGTTATCATTCGTCCACGATAACCTTTCAGTCATCGTTGCTTTATCTAAACCATAAGTAGTTGCACATTGAAATGCTAGCCATTCTTCTCCATCTGTTGTGATATAAGCTTCGTCAGCACTGATGATAAGTGATTTTCCAAAGTCTGTATCTTGTGGAGTAAGAAACGCAGGAATTGGGTAAGCTCTTCCACGATAATCAAAGCTCCAAGGTATAAAAAACCTTTCACGATCTTTAAAACGTTTAACAGCCTCCATTGTCATTCTTGTACGGCAAGACCTTTTGAATTCATGTGCTCTTTTATTCATTATTTCAGCAGCTTCTCGTCTGTATCTCTTACGAGATTCTTTATTATCTGCTATATCTATCGGTTTAGGTGGTAGATCATAATGAATAATTGGGAGAAACTTACCAACACTTATGCCAGCCTGTTGAAGGTCTTCAGCAACTCTGACTGTGAACGGATTTAAACAATATCCAACCTGTTGTATCTTATTAAGAAAGGCCAAAGGTGTTTCTCCCTGTATAAGTGAGTGGTCGCCTCTACGCACTAAATCATGACCATGCATCACTTCATTTAGTATGTATCCACCGGAACTTTCATTACTCCAATTCCTAGGTGGTATTAACATAGGCCAAGCTAAAGGACAAAATAATTCTGCATTAGCCATTACCTCGTCTTTGATATCCATAAACTCAGGCGTAGGTAATACATATACTACTGTCTTACGTCCTTGTCTCATTGACATCTTATAAAACCAACCACTTGATTGCATGATACAATCTAATAACCAACCACCTAATTTAAAACGTATTGATGTACTCCAAGGTGACCATTGTTTAACATTATAACGATTCATTAATGTACGAATCACTATAAGTTTTTGTTGAGTACCACAAGCACGATGCCAATAGTTCTTCTTCAGTGTATGTAACAAGCCAGGTGCATGAGACTCATAATGTCTCATCTGACATTCATCCTCAATAGCATGACCTATAGTTGCACATACATTAGTAGCTACATTACTACCTTCTTTAAGACAAAATACTTTATCGAAGGTTAGCTTACATGCAATAGCAGCAGCAGCAATCGGTTCAATACCATTTAGATATTGATGTATCTCATGAAATAATACTCCATTGTGTCCTTCATGTATTCTCTTATTAGTATCAGTAATCCTTTGTACTAATAAAGGTAGAAGTGTATCAATAGAGCTTATACCATAAATAGTAGCTGATGCATAGCTTTGATTCTCTAATTTAATACATTGATCTTCAAGGCGTTTGAGTCCTTGACGTATTTGATGACGCTCAAGCTCGACTTGCTCGTCTATTTGTGAAGGAGTAGGTATCATTTAAGTCATCAATAACCTGAGATGTTAATAACTCTTTAACTTCTTCATAATGTGGATGTTGATTAGAAAGATGTTCAAGAGCTTGTTTATAATAACTATATACATCTTTAGCTGTTCTCATTATCTTTCTCCAATAAGTATTTAGGTTCCATGTGATGGATCTCATCCATATCACAAATAAGAAACTCACTATCACCTTCTGCCATGATATCACGGCATTTCTTTTCAGCGGCATGGTGTCTTTGATAGACATACTCCGTGATCTTACCAGTCTTTAGATTATGTTCACGTATGATACAAGCTATAGAAGAAGGTATCTCCCAACCTGACATCTTCCAGTCCATAAACTGTTCAAATGGTATAGACTCAAAGAGTTCAGCCGGAGCACCTGCTATAGCTTCCCAATTATTAGGAAAGTATTTCTTTTTAGGTTTCTTTTTAGTCATTGATAAGTCGGATATCCTCCAGGTAATCGTCCATAAAAGCAGCTTCTTCCATAGCTTCATAAGCTAGGTCTACTACTTCATCCCTATCATCTTTATGATAAGGTGAGTCAAGGATAAAATCCCGACCACTTTCTAGTGTAACATGATACTTAGGCATGGCGGCATGACTGTGAATTTAATTTATTCTTAAGATGTTTTAACCTCTTCTTTGCTTGCCTCATTGCTTGAGGTTTCTTTCGTCCTCGTTCTTTTCGCTGGACGTCCCCGTTTTTGAACGGTAGGAGTCTTTGACTGTTCATCTAATGGATGTGGTACTTTAGGTAAACTTTGAATCTTATCTAATAAGATCTTATATTCATCGACCCACTTATGATCAGGATAGTTATGTAAGAACGCTAAGATAGCATTCTCAATTAATGTGTTATCAGCTATCTTCTTCATTAATAATACCTCCATGATGTTCAACACTGGTCGGTCTTTCTTCAACTAATTCATAATCTAAAGATAAGACAGGTAAAGCATCCATGACCCTACGTTGTATAAAGTTAAGAATGTCTTTCGGATTTGATTTGGTAGTAACATTAATAGTTACCTTATAAGTTTTAGGATTCATGGATGATGATTGTGAATAATAATTCTACTTGGTGTAGCGTACACCTCTATAGCATAGTTTCTTCATTGTCTTGAGTGGATAAACAATAAGGGATTTGAGTCCCTCAGAAAAGCTCCTAAGAGCCTTTGGGAGAGAGTCTAAGTAATACCTTAATAAACTTCTCTAAATATAATAAAGATAAGATAGAGTAATCGAATAAGGTAAGATACTCCTTAGTAATAATAACAGGTAGTTGTTTATCAGATGATTTATTAGCTACCTGATATGTTTCAGAAGTAATAGCCTTAGCCTTGCGTCTTCTTGCTGGACGTGGTTTCTTTACAGTTGTTGTCATTATTCATTGGTGAAAGTGAACCGAACATTACATACTCCATGAGTTGTAATCTAGCTTCTTGAATAGCTTCTTGTTGTCGTTGCATATCAAGTAACCAAGTCTTTATTAGTGACATTAGTAGTCTCCTCTAAATGTAACTTATTCAATTCTAATCTTAACCTATTGATAGAGTCTTTGTCAAGACCATTGATCATTATACGATCACTAGACTCACCGTGACTACCTATTAATAAAGTTTCATGATCTTCACACCAATGAATACATGCATCACGCATATAATATTCATGACAAGTATCAAACTGCATTAGAATACCTCGCTGCTAGTTGAGTTAAAGCATCAGGGAATTGTAATACTTCCCCAGGTAGCTCATTATATACTTCATCATTAGTGATGATATACTTTAAGAGTAAACCTAACTGAGCATTCTCAGCCTTAGTAACTCCAACTACTCCTATTTTCTTAGCCATTAAATTAAATGGGGGTGTGACTGTGAATAAATAGATAGATTAACTATCTAACGGTCCATGCGAGGATCGAACTCGCATTACTAGCGTGACAAGCTAGAGTACTAACCATTATACTAATGGACCATGCCTAGTTTATTAGGCGTTTCTGTAGACTAATTCTCCATCAACTGTATGATACATATGAGTATCAAGTGGTTGAACTGTATCTTCAGCTTCACATGTTACATCACATGCTACTGCTTCGATGAATGCCCAACATACACTATTTTTATACATACCAAGGTCACAATTTGCGTCCTTGAATAGACCAACTAAGAAGTCTTCATCATAACAAGCGTTGAAGTAGTCCATGATCTCATCTTCATACTTATCAAAGAAGCCGATGGTATCACCATAATATATGTGTTGAGAGCACACACCAGATTGACAGCCGTGAGTAACAATCTCCGTGCAGGTTTCGAGGTCATATGCCTCTCTAACTGTTTCAATTGCATTCATTATGCGTCCTAGATATAGTGTTGTGGTAAGAGTCAATAGATCTTGTCATTAAACCGTATAGAATCCTTACATAGTTTAACTTTCAAATACTACTCCTCAAAGGTGACGAACTATAAAGCAGTAAGTAACTCACGTTATTAAACCTCTTCTAGGTATGATCTAATAATAATTAGTCAGTGACTTTACAGAGTACGCTCTCACTTAGTTTATAGAAGATTTCTCTTGGTATTGGATGATTGACTCAAGATCAAGTAAGACAGCCAGCGAGTCGCAGTTCCTGTTTCTTGCCTTGATGTCCTTAGTATAACCTTGATTGAGCTGCTTGGCTATCCTTTGTTTGGAAACCCAGACATCTTATCTGAGACTTAACTAAGAATGAAGTAAAAACTTTGTTGTCTTCCCTTCATATTATTAATATATCAGAGATCACCTCATATTGCAATAGGTATAACTACTCATCTCACTCTAGTCTTAATAGTCTCATTGGTCTCATTACTATTTATATAATAACTATTCAGTACAATACTGACTGTGAATATAAACAATTAATTTGCAAACAGATATCGACATATTAATTTACCAGTTCAATTACTATTTAATAGTTATTACTGTATAATACTGTCTTTCGTTGTTAATAATCATGAATTAATAATGAATTTGAAGTCTTTCGAAACTTCAAGATTCGGATGATGACGGCCCCTTGGGGGGTTTGGCGTCTTTCTCGTGTCGAGAATAGGCTTCAGACATTTTTGTTATTTTTTCACGAAGTTTATTATGTTTATTAAGTATTTTAACTGCTTTATGTCTAGAGATGCAATCTTGCGCTTTAGAATGCAGTTTTATTAGTTTTCTGTCTTGCTTGTTCAATGATTACTAGTTCTAAGTTATTAGATAAGCGATTATACGTTTTCACTACAGCTATTTGTCCTAATAGGACAGAAAAGGTAGCTATAGACCAAAATACATAATAATAACGCTGTTTATGCTGTTTAGGGGCGTGTTTTTTAGACATGGGTAGTTTAGAATAGGTGTATTAGGAATATCCAATCAGAGGATATTAAGAAGAGGGAATGGTTGGTCGTGAGATCAACGAATTCCCTCTGGGGGTTGGGTCCACCCTTCCCTTCCCCTGTATAAGTGAGTGGTCGGTCTAAACCCAGGTGGGGACTGGTTTACCAGATTCAATACCTTTTGCCTGATCACGTTGTTCTTTATTCATTCCCATCACTATATGATTTGCACTATTAGTAGGACTTTCAAGGAAATCAGTAAGTATAGAATTCCATTCATCACGTTTACGAAGTTTTATTGCTTCGTTAGCGGAGATAGAGAGAGCGTCTGTATAGTACTTAATACCTTGAGCAAGGCAGTCAAGTCTGTCGTCATGTTTAACTGCACCTTTTTCTCTACACATTCTACTCATTTGATAGAAGAGCATGTATTGGAGACGTTCTTCAGGAGCAGCATCTGCATTAGATTTATAATCCCAATCTATAACCGACTTATCAACCACCAATCTATGCTGATTAAGGACAGGTTCAAGAGAATCAATAATCCGGTCTTCTTTTCTAACATTAGCACGTACCTCTTCTACGTCAATTGCTTGATTAGTTTGTTGTAAATGTTTTTTAAATAGTTCACAAACCATACCATCACCGAAGTTAGTTTCAATGACAAGTTTAGTGACACCATACTTACGACAACCTTTAAGGATATCTAAGAGTGTGTTGTCGCTATAACCGTCTCTATAAGCTCGCATTTCATGTAGATATAGGAATCCATTCTTTTGTGAAATGAAGGCTGCTGCAGTCTCATCTGTACCCCTTCCAGAGGGGTCAACGGAGCAGATAGTTTCGGTATAGTTTGTCCATTCTCCTTGTAACTGCATAGGAGAGTAAAAGTAGTCTCCTGGGAGTCCAACTGTTGGGAGGTCTTTAAGTACATTAGAGACATCGGAGCACCATATACAGTTATCGGGTGCTTCAGTGGGGTTAACAGAAGTAACGATGAGATCAGCCATTTTAAGGGGGAACTTCTCAGCATCAGATAAACTTGTGTCTAGTTGGAATTGAAGCATATAGTTAGAACGACCCATAGATGCTTCACGTTCTATTAGGTCGTCATTATCAAATCTATCAGGATCTGTAACATCCCATTCATCTACACCAGCTTCAATATCCTCAACTATTTGAGGGGCAAGGAGTCCTTCATATTGACTAAGTTTACCTTTTCTTGGGTATCTACTTGGCCAAACGAATGGACGGTACGAACGCTCTGCCAACTTACGA